CCGTAAAACATTGCTATTACCTGTTTTTAGTATTCTACTCTTCCAAAACTTCATAGCCAGATGCGTCATGGAGTTTGCTTAAAACAATTCCTTCTCCACGCACATCCCAATTAAGTACATCGCCTTCTTGCCACCCAAGTTCTTCAATTACTTCTTCGGGTAGCGTGATGTATTGATCACCGTTTTCGTCTTCTTGGATTTCTAAAATGTAACTCATTTTGCTAACAGCTTTTCCATAAGCTTATCAAGCTTAGTATTGATCTGTCGAAAATTCTCATGCATGTCTTGAATTTCCCTAAGAAAATCAACTTTTAAAACGTAATCTAAAGGCATGCGATAAATTTGCTGCTCCAAAGAATCTACTCGATTTTCTTGGGCTTCAATAAGTTTGTGTAATTGTTGTACTCGTTCTTGTGATCGACTTAATATTTTATTGCCTACCCAGGTACCGCCCGTAAAGGCAGATACAATGGCCGTAAGACCAATAGCTAAATACTCTGGACCCACGACCAAACAAAATACTTTTTCTAATTCTAAAACTTAGTAATCAAGTTGCAATTTACCTTTGCGCATTAATCCAGTAACTAACCACACAAGAGCATCTACACAGTCATCATGACTACTGACGCCGAAATTCGTGAGTTCCTCGAAGAGATTTGTGAAGTTTCGGAAACGATTGAAGATGATTTTGCGATCTTCAAACATACCCATGATTCCTCTAAAGCGTGCCAACTTGTCTGCACGGAATCCTTTGACTGGATGCCAAATCAAATTGTAGAGAGCTTCGTCATTCAAGCAAACCCGTTTAAAGTCAGCTTCGAGGGAGGCTTGGTATTGGACAGCTTCTGACCAAATATCACACGTTGAGTACGTCGGAAAATAGTTACCTTTTTCGTCACGGCCAATAATAGACCAATCGTATAAAAGTTCTTTCATTGCATCTAATTTTTCAAGGTTACCCATTACACGAAGCCGCCGGTAATCAATGATATGAATACGATCACCAATACGACCACCTAATACCATCACTGTGTAATCATTTTTTTCTTTAGTGCCGGCAGATAAATCAACTCCAATGCCAAGAGCATCAAACTCAGTTGAAATTTCTGCTTTGATTAAAAGCTCAGGCGGAAGAGATAGTTCGTTTTGACGAACGATCTGGTTCATGTACTGAAAAGAAAAAGCAATAGGAGCTTGCCGTTTCTTTTCTTTTAAATAATCCAATGACCACATGTCTGGCCAATAAGAAAGCTCGTCTCCCGTGACAGGATCTGCATGGATTGCAGATAGTACGATTTGAATCCAATTGTTTTGTTCATTGAAAGTAGTGGCGTGAATGTCATCATGTCGGAAACGCGTACCAAGACAGATGGCCCGTCCTCCTTCGAACATGGTGGGAGCAATCACCGCATTCCAGTTATCCTGCATTGTTTTACGGATATCTGGATTAGAGATGTCCGCAGCTGATTTAATGGCGTCATCAATCATTACCAGGTGGGAACGCTTTGATGTCACGGAACCTTTAAGGCCTGCTGCACAGAGCGTAAATTGTTCATCACCCGTTACGTCGATGCCAGCAAATTTATGGTCAATGGACCAATACTCATTGCTAGTGACGTTTTTTAAAAGACGTACTTTTGGAAAAACTTCTTGGTATTTTTTGCTTTCAATGATGCGTTTAATTGTGGCCGACTTGGAACGTGCAATATCAACCGTATAAGACAAGTAGAGGATTTGAAGTGGAAGTTTTGCTTGTGTGTGGATACCAATTGCCCAAGCGGTTAGCAAGCCAAGGACGGTGCTTTTTGCTGAACCACGGGGAGCGAGCAGGTCAATATTGGGACCAGCAATCCTAATTAAACAAGAACTATCTTCTTCTGTTACAAAGTGACGATGCCAGTTTTTGTGATGTTGTGCAGGGGGCTTGTCTGCTACATACTCACAAAAATAACCAAAATCATTCCGAGCCTTTTCCAGTAACTCTTCGTTTTTGTTTTCACGTACCTTGAAGTTCTTAGAGGCAGCGCGAGCGTTGCGACGATGAGCTAAGTGAATATAAGAAGGCACGACAAGTATTCAGAGTATTACTGAATACTAACTTATTTTTTGGTTTTACGTTTTTGCTCTTGGTATTTGCGAGCCTTTTCTAAGGCTGCTTTACGTTTTTCTTTATCAGTCATTTCAGAACCATCTTCTTTCTTGGCTTCATTTTTTTTGAAGTGCTCAAGAAGCTGGGGAGGCATTTTACCTTTATCCATTAGATGCGACCACCTGTATTACGAAGTTGGGACAAACCACGAAGGCGTTCCTTCATTTGCTCATACGCAGGAGAACCGTCGGCAAGGGTGCCAGAAAAGTTAGGATTGGTAGTAATCCCTTGGCTAAATTCAACACCTTGAGTTTGAATAGGTGTCTGAACTCCAGGGCGCGGCGCAAACTGCTCTTGACGGAAAACCGCGTTAGGCGACATTGCTTGCCTTTCACCCAAGACGGTCGGGTTATCGCTCGGGCTACCAGGAGCAGATGCTCTACGTTGCGTCAAGCCTTCAGCTTGGCGACGCCTGGCATCACCTGCCAAACGAATGTTTTGTTGTGCGCCCATTAATTTGATATTTCCTATGTAAGTTATTCTAAATGTATTTATTCTTCAAGCTGCATGCGTGCCCATACGCTAAGAGTGGCCTCCTCCAGCGGAACTTCAATTGGGTCGTCTTTGAAGATGTACATCAACTCACGAATGGCTCTATCTGCTCCAGCCATCAAGAGCCCTTTGCGGTCTTTGACGTTTGTAAATTCTTCTACTTGCGCAATTGCACCACGCAACTCTTTTTGCATGGAGGCAATCCTTGCAACGCCTGCGTCACGTTTAACAATGTTTTCTTCTACTGCTTGACGAAGTTTACGGATATCTTCCTGCATCTCCGCAATTTCATATAAAAGTGTTTTGCGATGATCTGGTTTTAAATAGTTTTTATTGACCCAAAGATCACACGCAGTAATACTGCCCCTGTATCCAAGGAATCTGGAATACAGATAAATTTCAACTACTGAGTAGTTTTCTGAGGCAAACGCCGTAAAAGCTTCTTGCGACGCTGAATCTAAATTGTCAACCCAGTTATCAAACAGCTCAATATCGATAAGCTCGTTGGGCTTGCCGATAGTCTCGGGCTTCGTCAGATTGCTTGAACTCTTGTTGCTGTCCACTGGACGCACGCTGCTCTTCTGCACCGCGCCCAATGGTCTCACGTTCTTGCTCACCAGCAGTCTCCATTTTTTTCTTGGAAAATTCGTAAGCCACGCCAGCAGCTTGGCGGTATTTATCTAGGTCAAACCAGTCGTCGACATCGGTTTGGCCAGTGGGTACACTGCTGGTCATGGCTTATAAATCTTACAAGAAAAAATCAGAAATTGCTCATCATGCTGGCAAGGCCTTGAGCAAAGATGTCACGACGGCCTTCGAGAGATTTCTGGCGCTGTTGACGACCCTTGGAGCCTTCCAGACGATTAAGCAGTTCTTCGAACTTGGTAATATCAAAATAATTGTCGGTGTCGGTTTGACCGGTGGGAACAGAACTCGTCATTTTAACTATTGCGGTTTGAAACAATTATAGCAATTTTTAATTTTAGAAATTAAAACTGCCAACCAAAGTATTATACAGCGAACCTTGTGATTGAATTTTTGCAAGCTCCTTGGAGCCTTCATTTTTTAGTTTTTGGGTTTCTTTGTCGATGTTTCCTTGGAGCTCAGTAAGACCTGCGCTGTAAAGGAATTGACGACTATCACGGATATTTTGTTGTTGTTCTTCCAGTTCTGCGGGAGTACCAGTAAATGAATCTCCAATCTGCGGCATGAAAATGCCAGTGCGCTCTTGTAAGTTAGATGTAGTTTCAGTACCCGCACCAGGGAGTAAATTTGGCGAGAACTTGAAAGTGCGCTGACCTGTTTTTTTGCCAGAGGCATCAACCGCTTGTTTGCCAAATTTAGTGTCGTAGTAGTTGTCTAAATAACTTTGATTGTATTTGTCTTGATACTCGGAGCTCTTGTAAAGAGAGTCACGAAGATCTTGGTTGGATGTGTAATAACCTTGATTAAAACGCTCTTGTGCTTTAGAGATCTCTTCTTCTGTAGCTTGGCGCCCCAGGATCTCCTCATAAGCTGCACTGGCAGCAGTTTTCCTGCGCCCCGGAAGAACCTCTTGCGTGTAGGTTTGTCCTAGTTGAGAGATGTCACTCTCTACTGGACCCATATCATATTTAAGGGCGTAATCACGGAGGCGAGAAGTGGCGTCTTCGTAGCCAAGTAAACCTTGACGCAGTTGTTGTTCAACACCTGACTTTAAAGAACCATAGCCCGACGCACCAGCAGCTTTACGTGCGGCTTCTGCATCTTCACGTTCTGCGCGTTCTTGCGCAGCGCGAGTTTCTGCAATAGATTCTTTTTGCTGCTGGTACTCCAGAAATTTTGCAAAAGTGTTGTCAGGAGGAGGTGCCTGATAAGTAACACTTGTGCCGCGTCCGCCGCCCATAATTTAACCTGCTAATGATTCAATGTTAATACGCTTAATCGGGCCAAACATTCCTGTTGGTTGTGCCATATAACCAGCAATTGTTTCTTGTAGGCGTCCCAGGCGTTCACGCCTACTTGCTTCTAGTACATCAGGAGACGTTTGGAAGGCTGCCTGCCACCTAGCTTGTTCACGGCCTAAACCCATTTGTTTGGGGATGAACTCACCAAATTGCGCCCGTTGTGCAGCAAGTTGACGGCCAGATTCAATATCTGGAGCAGTAGTAGCACCAAAAATAGAATTGAACATCCCAAGGCCTAACTGGCCTTTTTGTGGTTCCCTAGCATTACGAATGGCGTCCGCCTGGGCAACCATCTGAGCATTGGCAATAGAGGCTTGAGTTTCAGCTTGGCGTTGGGCACCAATCATGCCAAGGACGCCTTGGGCAAGCATGCCTCCGCCTAAAAGTGCATCATCAAATCCAAATGCCATTGGGTTTTTACCAGCGCCTGAAGAACCTGAACCACCGGATAAAGAGTCTTTTAAAGAAAAGCCAGTTTTCCACCAATCCATGGTTCTATTTTACCTTATCTAAAAGTAACGATATTGTTGGGTAGATGTACCAGGGATTTGCAATGTTGGGTAGTTGGCAAGTGTAGAAGAATAAATGCCAGGAATTGCTGCAACACCTTGGTATGCCATAGCTGCACCAACAGGACCACCATATGGGCTAGCAGCTGCAGCCATTGCTTCAGGAAGCTTGGCTAAAGTACCCCACATTAAACTTTGCCTGGCTTTTTCACGAGCATCTTGACGTGCTAATTCCAGTTGAGCTGCCATCCCTTCTGGAGATAAATTATATTTTTGTTGTTTAACAATATCGCCAATTGCACCGTAAAGTTCAGCTTCTTGTTGTTCTTTGGTTTTTGGACGACTTAATGCTTCTTGATATTTACCAGCTAAACCAAAATCAAAAGCATTTTTACCAAAAAAATTAAAAGCCATAATTACCTCAACACCGCATTAGCATAAGGATTAGAAGTAATCATTGTGCGAACAGTAGCACCTGTTTCAGCTTGCGCACCAGTGGCTAATTGTCCGGCTGTACCAAGGACACTCAGCCGTGCAAGCTGATTGCCTTGGGAAGCAAGTAATGCTTGTTGACGAACAAGATCAGCGTTCTTCATTTGGTTGACCAACGGGATATTACGTTGGAGATCCATATAAGCTTGATCGGAATAAAACTTGCTTAAGTCTTTAACAGCACTGGTTTCAATACCAGTTTGTGTGCGGAACTGACTTAAACCCAGATCAGAAAGAGCTCGTGCTGCTGCAACTTGGTTTTCAAAATCACCCTCTTTGCCTTTGGTTGGAATATTGGTTGCTTTCATCCGACCGTATTCAGCGGCCTGTGCACCAAGGGGAGCAGCACCTGCAGCGAATAATGCGGGAAGAGCAAGCCGTGCAGCTTTGCCAAAACGACCCGGAATAAAACGAGCAACGCCTGCACCAGCCATACCTCCCAGACCAGCGGCACCAAGAGCACCCAGTGCGCCCACCGGACGACCTTCTTGCAACTCAGTGCCAGCAGTTAAAACACCTGGAACAATACCTGCGCCAAGACCCAAACGACCAGCAGGCAAACCGCCAAAACCGGCAAGAAGTTGTTTTGCACCTTCCAGGGTGCGATCAGCAAGTTGTTGAGCACGTTGCTTAGGTGCAATACCCGGAGTTATTGTTGTTGCACCACGAGATTGCAGCATTTCTGCTGGAATCTCACCAGCTTGTGCACGGCGTTGTAAATCGAGTTCTGGATAGTAAGCGCGTGGATCAAGACCCGCTTGTAGCCTAGCTAGTTCTTCCGGGGTCATTATGAACTAATGTACTTTATTTGTTTAAATTCTATCAGAAGTTAAATCTTGATACTGCGTTGTTGTTGGTAGTTGAGGGCGATTAGCAGCAGCAATTGCTTCGTTGGCTGCATTACCAAGTGCAACACCTGCCATTGAACCAACAGCTCCACCAACAATGCCGCGAATAGCGCGTTGACGTGGTGTTCCACCAGTGCGTGCGGCAGCTGTTGCGGCAAGAGCACCTGTACCAAAACCAGCAGCCATTGGAATATTAACTGGGTAACCCAACATCCGTAATTCAGGCTTGCCTTGTAGATTCTCCATTGTTCCTTTAACAATACCAAGGCCTAGTAAACCTTTATCCTGGTAAAGGAAATTAAGATAATTAGCGTAACGCTCTGGAGTTAAATCAGGGATTTCTTGTTTGGCTGTAGCGTACTTAAGCGGATCACCTGTGCGGCCCAGGAAAAAACGTTCAAATAATTCTTGAGCTGGTTGGCCAGTTTGGCGGCGATCCTCCGCACCTTTTGGAGAATATGTCTGCGCGTAACCTGTGGGACGGAATTGTTCTTCTGGATTAAGAATGTTGTATGTACCAGCGGCTGCAACAGCAGGCGTGGCAATGCCCAATGCTGCAACGGCCCTAGCAGTTGGCGATTTAATAACCTTTGGATCAACACCTATTTCAACAACACGTTGTGCAATTGCTAACGGATGATTCCAACGCCACCAATAAGTGCGTGTTCCGTCATTAGCAAGATCAATTAATGTACGGGATAAATATGCACCAGCGAACTGAGCAGGTGTCTGGCGAGCAGTAATACCCCGCCTTGCCATTTCAGCTTTAAAAGCTGGATCCAAAAGACTCTCACCGTATCCAAGGCCTTGTGATTTAGCCGTTGAATACATACGGCGCTGAGCAATGTCAGCAGTTTTATAGCCGCGTTTAATATCTTTGCCGGTTTGTTGAAGAAATTGAATTGGATTCATGTCTATCCCAGCGGCGAACGAAGTTGTGCCAAAGTTTCGTCATAGCCAGGCATTAAACTACTCATGTAGTTTTGCGGTTTGACATAGTTCTTTAAGAACGTATGCTCAAGACCTTGCATTTGAAATTGAGTGCCAGGGGAAACGGCCTGTGGCCCTTCCAGTTGATTGATCGCAGCACGTTGCTGCATTTCTTGCATAATTTGTTGCGCTTGAGATTCAACTGTGGGTTGTGGATATAAATAACGACCTACTGTTGCATCAACTGCAAACGGTGCTCCAACGGAAGCTAGGACGTTTGTTGTAGTTTCCAAGCCACCGCGCAATGTTTCAGGTGCAATTGTTTTGCCTAAAACATTAACAGGTTTAGTAATATATTTTTGTCCTAATTTTCTAGCAGCAAGAGTAGCGGGATAAGACGTTAAAAAATCTGCGGCAGCATACGTTGCAGCTGCTGGGACACTACCCGTTAATAAACCAAAGCCACCAGCAAGGGCACTGCCAGCACCCACCTGCGTTGCAACATCAGGATTACTTTTAACAACCTTGGCAAGTTTGCTGAGAAGCCCGCGCATATTTTTACCTTTTTATGTATTCTATCGAGAGTTAACTTATTGTTTTTCCAGGGGAAACGTTTGTTTCAACTTGGTTGTCATCAGCAGTTGTTTCTCCGGTTTTTGCTTCTGCTTGGTCTTGTTGAGCTTTAATTAAACCTTGACGATCAAGCAGTTGAGCAATTGAAGGTTTATCTTCTACTTCATTCTCAGCTCGTTTCTCGGCCATTGCCATGAGGTAACCGTTAGGATCAGGGTTACGCAAACGTGGCATTGGATTCTTGGCCATTTTGCTTGGATTTAAAGTTGGGCTAATTTTGTACGCTTCCATCCACATAGGGTTGAAGTCTGGTTGATCTTGGGGACGCAAATTTGTTCTGGCGCGTCCTTCATCAAAATCATAATCTTCTGGGCGATTAAAACGACCCAGGCCAAACATGTCGTACTCAGGAGTTACCTGAGAATTGTCATCAAAGAATGGAGTATTAGGTACGAATTCAAGACGTGGGTTTAGTGTACGTTTCCGCGTCATCATGCGACGCATTAAGTCCGTCTCAGTAAACCTTGATGGGTTCCAGGGGTATTGGCCTGTTGAAGGCTTGGACTCAAACAGCTCATTAAAATCTAAACGCCGTTTTA